ACCCGCTTATTGCCCCGAATGATACTACAACACCTCCACCACTTCAAGTAGGGTCAGGCGGAGCAGATATACCAAACTCACTACAATATACTTATGGAGGGCGAGTAGATGGGTCTTCTTATGTAGCATTTATGAACTTTCAAATAGACCCACAACCAAACGGCACAAGCACTTTAATATGGGACGACTTCGCAGGTGTGGGACAGGATACAGTCGCACAGGTTAAGGGAACACCTGAAACTGCGAGTTTCGGTGGTTGCTTTGCCTTTCAATATCTACGCCCTGTAGGACAAACTGGTAGTTGGACTTTCACATCAACCAGCGAGAACTTTTGTGGTCTCAATACCTCACTTTTACCTGCTTATTGTTTAGTGTTTAATGTTGAAAGTCCTACTTTTTTTATTCAAAAAGATTTAGAAGACCAAAATGTAGGTGTTTTACTTTTTGCGGGTAATGGCGTTCAATATATAATACCCAATCAACCTACAGCAATAGCATTTTCGGTCAATTTCAAACAACAATACACATCTCTTCAATTGGTAGTGGATAAAGTGGCGAATATTTATAGGGTCATCAATCTATATGGAGATTTAGAGTTCTCCAAACAATAAGCGACATTTTAGCAAAATAATTATCTATCCTACTATTATAAACAAATCGCAAAATGTCCTCATCTTCTTCTTCTTCATTTAGAGCAGGTGGTTCTGCCGTCCTTCAGCACGGTCTTTTGACTTTCGTCGCCGGACAGACCTGTACCGTCCCGTGTCCTGAAATTAAAGCGACTGATGAGGTTGTTATTTACCCTGCTACTTCTACTGCGGGTGCGGCCGCATACGCCGCCGCCCTGACGAACCACATCTTCACCCTTGCTATTACTGCTGGAACAGGTTTCACTCTTGTAGGCGTTGATGCTCTATATGCTGGAACTGTTAGATATGTTGTTCTTGCTACTACTCTCCCCGCTGTGAATGTTGCTTCTGCCTAATTTAGGGTGAGGGGTGAAGCAGGGTGAGGCAGTTTCTCGCTCTTTTGTATTTCTCAATCTTTCATACTCCTCGTAAGGAAAAGTATGAAAAATGCCTCACCCTGCCTCACCCCTCACCCTATTTTATGCCCTTTATTTAGATTATTACCCCCTAATTTAGATTAATACCTGAATAATATAACCATTTTAGACTATTAAATGGAATAATAATATTATTTTTACTGTATTAACCTATTTTCGGTAGATTAATACAGAACAGATTAGATTATTACACCCCTAACGACCGTATCCGCATTATTACGGAGGGTATTTAGGATATTTCAACATAATATTATATAGTGGTATGATATATAAGCACTAATGTCGCAACCTACGCAAGTCTATTATGATTTAGATGTTGTGAATACTATTCAACCAGCATTTACCACAGCACAAACTTCGCAACCAAATCGTCTCACATTCACAGAGGTTAGGAGCAGTCCTATTTTAGACAATCCAAGTGATTACTTTTTGAGTATCATTCGGTTTAGTTTAGACACCGCTGGGAGTATGCCTTTGTTTATCCCACAGATACAACTGAACTCGGTTGGTCCAAACGCAGTCAATACAACTGTCTATTATGTGAGTGTGGAATATAAGGACGCATCAGGCAATCGGGCAATTAGCAAACAGAATGTTCTTTATGTGCCTCAATCTAACATCTACGCACCTCCTCAAGTCCCCATCACCACCCTCAATCAGGCAACAGACCCCTACTACTGGTGTAATAACATTCAAGCGTTTATCTGTATGATTAACGAGGCACTCAAACTGGCGTATTTAGACATAATCGCTCAAGCACCAGCAGGACTACCTGCGACTTGGGTTGCTGGTAATGAACCCTATCTGCTGTGGAATGCTGATAGTGCTACAGCAATTTTAGTATCACAAGCAGACATCTTCGGTCAGGATTGTTTAAGTCTCGGCAACGCAGAAGGTTTCATTTACTTTAACAATCCTCTCTTTGTTCTCTTCTCATCATTTCAGGCAATTCACAACTACACTTTTGACCCTGCCCCTCCAACTATAAATGACGGAGAGGCGAACTACTTACTTAAGGTATTTAACAAGAAAGGAGGAGCAGGCAACAATTATGTTGTGCTGGACGCTTCTGCTGGTCCGCCCTATAATGCCCTCTATATGGAGCAACCGTATAGCACAGGTGCGACACTTTGCCCTATTCAGTCGCTCGTTTTCACTACTACTCTACTCCCTGTGTTGCCTCAATTGATAGGCATTCCAAGAGTATTAAGCAATTATAATAGTTCGGCAGGACAGAACGACAACTTAAGCAACGAAATTACAGATTTAGTGGTTAATTTAGTTAAAGGGACTGAATATTTTCCAAATGTTCTCTACCTGCCTACCGCTGAATACCGACTGATTGACCTCCAAAGCAACTCACCACTTTACGGTATCCAAATTAGCGTCCAGTGGAAAGATGTTTATGGTATTTACCACGACTTTTTTCTACAGAATGGTTGCTCCTGTTCTTTAAAGATTATGTTTCGCCGAAAGGACGCAGGTGTTTCTTAAGTTTTAGGCATATTAGGCATAATTCCACATTTTTTTATCTTTGTTATTATTATAAACAACGATAAAATGGCGTCCGCTGACTTTGAGAAGATTTGCGTCCAAGACGACTTGCTCTTGACTACTGATAAGGTTCGTTATGCGGTCTTTAAGGGGGCGCAGAACATTACCCCGTCGCAGTATAACGCAATTTCTACCAGTTCTTCTTCAATTACTTTTAATGTCCAACTGCCGAGTGAAAGCACGGTCTTTAGTCGTCGTGTGATGATTGAGACTGATATGGAGATTACCTTTACGGCAACTCCTACTGACGATATGACTGTCGGTCAAACCGTCGTAAATTACGGTTATGCTTCTGCTCTTGGTCCGTTCCCCTTTCACTCTTGTTGCTCTACGGTTCAGGCAACCATCAACAACAACACCGTCTCACAGAACCAGCGTGATATTATGTTTCAGTTGCTTCGTTTCGGCGACCGTCGTGAGGTTGCTCGTTATAATAACGCTTGCCCTACCCAGTATGATAGTTATTGGAACTACGCTGACGCTCTTGGTGCGAACAACAACCCTAACGGTGCTTGGAACGACTGTGAGTTAGACCAAGATTTTCAACCAAGAGGTTCTTTCCAAATCACCAGCATTACTGGTAATACTGCGAAGACGGCGGGCAACAACGACCCTAAAACTATTACTGTTCGCTTCACAACCCGAGAACCTCTTATGCTCTCACCTTTTATTTGGACTGACCCCGAAAGCAATAACCAGGGTATGTATGGCGTCCAAACACTTAACTTCGTCTTTAACTTGGGTTCGGCGAACCGTGCTATTCGTCTTGCGAAGGGTAATGTCGGCACTCTCGGTGCTTATACTGCGAACCCTTGGTTCAATATCACCTCTAACGCTGTTGTGTCTAATGTGTATTCTTCTCGTCTGCTTATGCTCTTCTTGACCCGACAACCATCTAACTTGGTTTCTGCCCGTAATGTTCTGCCCTTTGCGGAGTATCCCCGCTACTTGACGCAGGTGTCGTCGCAGTTCAATCCCGGAGATGTTAAAGAAAGCACCTTCCAAAGTATTCAGTTGAACTCTGTGCCTGATAAACTGATTATCTGTGCGAGAAAAATCCTCGCCGACCAAACCCCCGCTGACGCCGACAGTTTTCTTCCCATTAAGAAAATCAATATCTCCTTCAACAACAAGGCGGGTCTTCTTTCAGGTGCTACGCAGTGGGACTTGTGGCGTATGTCCGTTGAGGCAGGTTCTAATCAAACTTGGGCGGAGTTTAGCGGTGGTGCTTATAAGTCTCAACAGGCAGGACAGACTGGTCTTCCGCAACTTATGCCGTTGTGCGGTTCTGTCCTTGCTCTTGAGTTTGGACGCCATATTGAACTTGATGATGTGTATGCTCCAGGGTCTATTGGAGCGTTCCAATTACAGTTTAAGGTGGAATTGGAGAACAACACGGGTCTTGCTATTGCCTCTAATAAATACGAACTTGTCCTTATTACTATGAACTCAGGGGTGTTCGCAATTGAGCGTGGGACTTCACAGACTTACACGGCAATTCTGTCTCGTGCTGATGTGCTTGCCGTCTCATCTCGTCCCCAGTATGCTAAATCGGGTCTTGCCCGTATTGTCGGTGGTGCTGTGGAGGATAAGGTTAATATGCTTGCTCGTCCTTTGATGGAGGCAGTCGGTATGGGAACTTCGGGCGGTGGTATGAGTGGTGGAGGTATGTCGGGCGGTGGTCTGTCGGGCGGTGGTCTGTCGGGCGGAAAGATGGCGAAACACTTGGGTATGTAATTTTAACACAGACCCCTAATAATTTCTTATTGTAAAGTTTTCATTACTGAAACCGCCTTGGCGCAGGGGAAGCGCGCGGGACTCATAATCCCGAGGTCGTAGGTTCAAACCCTACAGGCGGTATTAAAATAATTATCATAAAAACAATTTTCAAAGTTTTTTTATGATATGCTATTTTTCACGATTTTAAAAAAAAATTGAAACAGATTTCTAATCAGTCAATCTATAAGCAGTCAGTTCAACTACAAGTTCAACACACACACAACAAGCAATATGTCGTCTGT